CCATGACCAGCCTTTTTGAGCAGAGTCTGCTGCTTTTGGGCGATATAGTCGCAAAAATGATAATAGAACGCAGGGGGTTGGATATGAAAGCCCTTTGGAGATACCACGCAAACCTTGAATAATTTGATTAACAGGAGGCAAAAGCATCACTATGAAAAGATCCGAGATAAACGCCGTAATAAAGCGTTTCGAAAAGCTGCTGGAGGAGCACCGCTTTGAGCTGCCCCCCTTCTGCAAGTGGACTCCCGAGGAATGGCAGACCAAGGGTCACGAATACGACGAGATAAGGGACAATATGCTGGGCTGGGACGTTACCGATTATGGCATGGGCGATTTCGGTCATCTCGGCCTTGCGCTTATCACCATTCGCAACGGCAACGTACACAATCCGAAGTATACCAAGACCTATGCTGAAAAGATAATCATGTGCGATTCCGGTCAGGTCTCCCCCATGCACTTCCACTGGCACAAGATGGAGGACATAATCAACCGCGGCGGTAACGACATACATTTTACCCTCTACAACGCAACGGAGGATGAACAGCTTGCAGATACCCCGGTAAAAATATTCAGCGACGGCCGCTGCTATACCGTGCCCGCCGGCGAGACCGTAGTGCTCAAGCCAGGTCAAAGCCTCTCCCTCTACCCTTACTACTACCATGAGTTCGTCATACCCGAGGGAGGCCCCGTGCTCATAGGCGAGGTCTCCATGTGCAACGATGACAACACAGACAACCGCTTTTTAAATCCCCTCGGCCGCTTCCCCACCATAGAGGAAGACGAACCTCCATACAGGCTGCTTTGCAACGAATATCCGAAGGCAGCCGATTAACGCCTGATACAGCAACGAACCCCCGGCTACGCCGGGGTTTCATTTTTCTATTATCAGTCTTCAATTTCTTCTATAAAAACAATAAATCCGAACTCCTGACCAATCGGTCTAAGGTTCGGATTATATTGTTTTGGTGGAGCATAGCGGACCCGAACCGCATTAGTTCACTTATCACAACGCGCATTATTTACGTTTATCCAGTAATTTAGGGGATTTTCTGCGTTTAAACATTCGCTATCAATGCGGTACCTGGGAATCAAGTGGGTACAACGACGGCCCATTGCTGTTATATCAGTATCCCCAACCTTTCGGCCAGCAACTCGCGGCGCTCGTTGTGCCCCTCGTCCCACGTCCATAAAATCATACGGCGGGGGCGGCTTTACGCCGCCACAACCGTTATATTGCGGTAAAAATTAGTGTCGAAATAATCATCCATTTATTTCAGATAGTAGCGGGGAACATTTCGCCGACCGCCTCATAACTGGAGGGAATGCGGCAACCTGACGCGATATAGTTTCTCATTCCGGCGTTCAGCGATGCTAAAATAGCGTCCGAATCATATTGCGCGGATTTAGGGCATTTGGCAATCTCGCGGCTCCAGTGTTTCATACAGCCTTCTATAACGTTTTCGCAATCGTCAGCGGTTAGGTTCTCCGCCCCGAAGCATTCATACCATGCCAAATTATACGCGATTTTCTGTTCCGCGGTGCATACGCTCTTATCAATATTCTTTATCTTGTGGTATTTCATGTTATAATCTTCTTTCGGCACGGCGTGACGTGCTTGACTGTGGCCTTAGATTAGCATATCACGGCGTGACGTGTCAACCCCCTTTTTAAATTTTTTTGTTGCACGGCGTGACGGGCTGTGTTAAAATGAGTAAAACGTAGATGGGAGCTGGATAAAATGGCTGTCTCAGAAAACAAAAAAAAATCCAATGCGGCATGGGATAAGGCCAACATGGAGCGGTTGACGATCAAATACCGCAAGGGCCTGACGGCTGAGATCAAGGCCCGCGCCGCGGATCTGGGCAAACCCGTCAACAGGTATATTGTGGATTTGATCCGGCAGGACATAGACGCAAACTCCGGGAAATAATCCGATATTTCCCAATTTGCGCAACTCACACATTTAAATCTGTGGTATAATAGCTACCGTGAAAAGCCGTAAGGGTAAGACCTGCGGCTATTTTTTATGCCAAGAATAAGCCAAGAAAGGGGGTTAAGCCCATGAGCAAACGAGCATTTACAATCCCGGCAGAACTTGCCAAAAAGGTGGATGAGTACTTCGCGAAGTGTGAGGCCAGCAAGCAGGCCAGAGAGCTAAAAAGTGGTGATGTCAGGATACGCCAAGAGTTGCCCTCTTTTGTGGGACTTGCCGTACATCTCGGAGTAGCCAAAAGCACTATGCAGCTCTATTCCGATGGTAAGTATGATACTGGTAATAGTGATAACACCGCTGATAATGGGTCGGCAGATATACAGAATTACTCGACTGTCCTCGCACGTGCGCGTGACCGCATCGAGTTGGAGACCCTTAACGCCGCCAGCAATGGCGATACCGACAGCCGTATTACTCTCGCCAGATTGGCTAAGTTTGGCTACTCTACCAAGATCGAGCAGGACACCAAGGCCGAGCTGACGGTTAAATGGGAGGGTGTGGACACCTCAGACATAGAGGCATGGGGTAAGTAGCCCCACAACCTCACGCCTAAAATGTGCCTGATTGCCTGGACAAATCGGCATTAGTCCGGATTGTTGCACCCACTCACACACCCAGTCCAGCCGTTCCGGGGCTGTGATGAGCCAGGCCGATGGGCATATGAGGAGTGGGCGCGTTGCATTTTTTTTGCGCGGCAAAATCCAAAATGGCAGCCAAAAACCGGAAGCACTCCCCCCGATATCGGGTACCCCACCACACACCACACACACATATATCGGAGATGGGGGAGATATATCCACTCCTTCCTGTCTGTCAAAAATCTGGTAAAACCCAGTTGAATAATACTAAACATAACCATTAGTTAAGCCTGTGATTAAATATCATGGGTTTTTTGTATTGGAGGGACACATGGCAGAACAAGACATCATGACAACGATTTATGAGGGACTAAGCATTAAACCCTCGCCCGGTGACAGTGCAAGCGACCTTGTATCTGCCATACAGAGCCTATACGATGAGTACAAAACGGCCTATAGAGACGAATGGGACAGGCTCACGGCAAACGAGAAGATGTATCTCGGCGACCACTGGTCAGATACTGGTTCAGACAGTAATGAACCCCAGCCCGTCATGCCTATTATTTTCTCGACAGTAGAGAACATACAGGCTGACCTGATGGACGAATACCCGGAAGCTGTTATAACGCCCGAAAGTTCCAACGATGAAAAGATAGGCAAGATATTGACCCGCGTTGTAGCGCAAAATCACGAGGCTTGCGATTACTTATATGAGTACAACGACCTGATTCACGACTTATTGGTTGGCGGATACATGATTCAGGAAGTGGGCTGGGACCCGACACTGAACTACGGCTTTGGCGGCGCTTACATATGTTCTGCTGGGCTTCGCTGGCCCATGACCTGCATTTTGTCGCGCTGCGTTACTTCAACGCCTGCGGGGCGCACCCTGACGGCAATATAGGCGAGGCGCACGACCCGGAGACCCACCTTATACCGCTGGTGCTTCAGGTCCCCAACGGGCAGAGGAGCCATGTGGATATTTTCGGCGATGACTATGACACCCGGGACGGCACCTGTGTGAGGGATTACATCCATGTATGCGACCTTGCCTCTGCTCATGTGCTGGCGGCGGAATACCTTATGCCCGGCGGGAAGAACGACGTATTCAACCTTGGCAACGGCGTGGGCTTTACGGTAAAGGAGATCGTGGAAGCTTCGGAAAAAGTCGTCGGCAGGCTGATACCGGCAAAGATAGCCCCAAGGAGAGCCGGAGATCCGGCGCAGCTTGTTGCATCCAGCGAAAAAGCAAAGAAGGTGCTGGGCTGGAAGCCGAAGTTTCACGATATAGATACCATAATCTCAACCGCCTGGAGGTGGCACAGCGCCCATCCGCACGGCTATAAGGCGTAGAGGTGGCTTTATGGCGAAGGATAGGGTATATGAATTTTCAGCACCCGGCAGGGTAGAGATAAGCGGCAACCATACCGACCATCAGCACGGGCGGGTGCTTGCGGCGGCTATCGACCTTACAACAAACGCATCGGTGTGTAAAAACGATGATGAAGTAATAAGGGTGTTTTCCCAGGGCTATGACCCGGTAGAGGTATACATACACTACCTTGAGCTGCACGAGGCGGAAAAGAACACCACCGTCGCCCTCGTGCGGGGCGTTTCCGCGGCCTTTGTGCAGCGCGGCTGCCCCATAGGCGGCTTTGATGCCAGAATAAGCTCAACCGTGCTGCCCGGCTCCGGCCTTTCCAGCTCCGCCGCCTTTGAGGTGCTTATGGGACGCATAATAAACGGACTGTATTTTGAAAACAGGCTCTCCCCCGTTGAAATAGCCCAGATAGGCCAGTACGCGGAAAACGTGTACTTCGGCAAGCCCTGCGGCCTTATGGATCAAACCGCCTCCAGCGTGGGCGGCATGGTGTATATTGACTTCAAAAATACTCAG